CTCAGGAATGTGGTCATACGTTCTCCATTCGCCTGAATAAAGTAATCCTTCCTTTGAAGTTGGGTTACCCTGATGCAAACATTCAAATTTGTTAGGGTCAATTCTTCTTTCCTCAGTTAGCTTTTCAATTGAATGTCTATTTTCCCATAATGATTCGCCAACTAATCTTTGGTCAATAGAAGTCTTTTCGCTTGTTTTAATGGCTTCAAAGTTTAACTTCATCCATTCATTAGGGCTAAATGAATCCAAGTCATCTAAGGAAGTAATTACGTTTACCTTTTCATTTTCTTCAATCCTTCCAATTACATCTTCTTCGTGCCATCTTGTAAAGACAATTAGCTGCTGACTGTTATTGTGCAGCCTCGTTTTAACAACTGAAGTGTACCAATCCCAAGCTGATTCACGAATTACAGGAGAAGAACCTTCTTGATAATCTTTGTAAAGGTCATCCATTATAACGCAATCCAAAGTTATAGAAGTTAATGCTCCACCTCTACCAACTGCTTTCAACATTCCCTTGTGTCCAACTATCTCAAACTCTTCTGAGTTTCTTAAGAATGAACTTGCCACAGTTACAACATTGCTTGAATTTAGTTTGGTTTCAGGAAACAAAGCAGCATATTCAGGAGTATCAATTATCCTTTGGTTATCCCTGTTGAATTTTCTTGCTATTGTTGCGTTGTAAGATGTTACTGCAAGTCTTAAATTAGGGTTCAAACCAAACATAAAAGAAGGTAACCGCCTTGTGCTACCTTCCGATTTTCCGTGTTGTGGCGGCATTGAAACCATCAGCTTCTTAATCTTACCTTTTGCGAACCTATCTAAAATTTCGTAGTAAACTTTGTGGTAAGGCTGCCAATCAAAATCATTGGTAGTGTAGCTTGTGTAATCCTTTAGGTTGGTTCTTGCTTTTCGCCTTGCAGATTCCTTAAATGCTTGTAAACCCTTTTCATTCATCCAATACCCTTTTCGCTTGTCTTAATTCTTCAGCAAGTTCTTCGTCTGTCAGCTTGGACATATCAAAATTCTTGTTTATGTTTTCATTCTCCATCCTTTCAATATACCCTCGTTTCTTTCCTTTGGTTTTTAGGTAGAAAATAGTTGAAGTTGGATTGCCTGATTTTATCTGCTGATGCAATTGGCTTTCTGCAAAGTCCAAAGCAATGTTTTCAATATCCTTAACCTGCTTTGCAAATTCTTCATCATCATTTAGCCAACCGTAGAAAGTAGTTCTTCCTACTCCGACCTTCTTACAAGCTGAAGTTACTATTCCAAGCGATTGTTCCAATGCTTCAATAATTGCTTTTTTATGTTGTGCTGTTCTATCTTGTGCCATTACTTAAATATATACATTTATTATCTGTTACTTCTAAAAAATTAATAGGTAATCCAAATCTTTTTGAAACATCCCATAATTCAGATTTTATTTCAGTTGTAGCTAAAACCAATCTTGGCATATTAACTAAAGAATGTTCTGTAATTAACCCATAAAATAATAATTGACCAATAGCGGTTAAGTCATCATTTCTGTTATTTTTACCTGTCTTGATTTCTATACAAGTTCCACTACCATCCGAATGCCATATCATTATATCTGCAATAATATGTCCCTTACCTTTTAAAGGTATTCTATATTGTCTTTCTATATTTTTTATATTTCCCCATTTACAATTTTCAGAAATAACATCAATATTATCTAATATAAAAGTTTCATATTCTTTTTCAGTCTTTTTTATAGGGTGTGCGGTTTTGTTCATAGCAACTTGTAACTTTTTAAGTTAAACTTGTTTAAAAATTCGTGTATTTCTCCTTCAGCTTTGTTCAATTCTTCTTCAGTTTCAAATTCAATCTTTAAACCTGTAACGCTTTTTTCAAGTTCTGTTTCAGTATCAAAAGGGAAACCTTCCAATCCCCATTCTTCAAGCAAATCGGCATCCCATTCATTGGCTAATATATCCCAATCCCATTCTCCGAAGCCTACGTTATCCTTAACAATAAATTCCTTTTCCTGCTCAGGAGTTAATTCACTTGCTTTGATTATTGGAACTTCAGTTAGTCCTGCTTCCTTACAAGCCTTCAATCTCATATTACCACCTAACACAACCATATCATTATTTACAACAATTGGTCTTAGTTCAAGCATCTGAGGAAACTGCTTTATTGAGTTAACTAACTTTTCAAACTTTTGGCTTTTAATCAAACGAGGATTATTAGGGTTTGATTTTATGGCTGATATTTTTACCTTCTCCATTTACGTTCTTTTTAAAATTTCATCAATCTGTTCCTGAGTTAACTTGTCATCAGGTTTGCCTCCGTAAGCATTGTAAATAATCATCAAAGTAATTACCATCCCTGCAAGAGCAATTAAAACAATTATTGCTGAAACTATTATTACGTTTAAAATCCACATTAGTTCCAATAAATAAAAGTGTATTCTGATTCTTCTTCTGTTAATTCTGTTGGCTGATGTGCAATATTACCAAACATCCTATTTCTTCGTCTTTATCGTTATAAAAATAGATTGTGTTCTCAAGATATAAATCAAAAAGAACATCTGCATCCACCATCTTTCAAAGTTACAGAATTTTGTGTTTAGCATCGTAAGCAATCAAGTCACGAATGTACTTTGATAGGCTTCTGTAATCATTATAAATTTCAATGCTTCTTTCCCTTGCTATTTTCTTTTCAGCTTCAGGCATTGTTAATACAACATTTGGTTGTGCTTTCTTTTCTTTTTCCATCGTACAAATATACTATTTTAAACTATTTATCTTTGCTTTATATTCTTTTATCTTTTCTTTTATTTCAGGTATCAGCATTTTGTTACTTGGCTGATAACCTTCCAACCATTCTACTTTTTCAACTCCTATGCGATTAATCAACTCTTTCCTGTATTCAATTAAGTTTCCGTGAAGATAAGTGTTGCAGGTTGCACATTGCCGCCATACGTTTAATTCCTCAAATCTTAGTTCAGGACAACTTCCAACAGAACGGTAATGACCTGCGTGAAATTGTTTCTCGTTATTCTTTCCACAGGATATACAAGGGAGGTCTTTATCTCTTGTTCTTATGTAAGTATTAAATACTGTCTGAAATAGCTTCAGGTAATCTCTATGGGTTAATAGTGCTTCCTTTGCCTTCTTTGTTTCCTTCCAATCCTGCTTCGCTTTCTTTTCCCTTTCCTTTTTTACAAGTTCCTTAACCCCTAAATTATGGCAAAGGTCTTTATCACAAAACTTCCAATTAAACCATTTCGGCTCAAATAATTCTTTGCAATTCTTACATTTCATTCTTAAACCTGTCTAAATCTGCTCTAAAACTATGAAGCCTTTCCATTTCTTTTTGGTAAAATTTCTCAAGGTAATCAACCCCATCTTCTTTGTCTTTTACTGCTACTATTACAGGACTTTCAAAGTACTTGAAATAAATTTCCTTTCTTGTTTTTAGCTTGTCTAAGTAGTGAATCCAAGTTTTAATATCGTCTTTCATCTTATAAATTTAGGTTTTAAATATATGTCAAGGTCTTTGTAAGATTCCAAGAAGAAACCTCTCCTGCCTTTTTTAAAGTTGTTTTGTACCCATTGGCTGCTTGGAGATAGTGCAGGGTAATTGAAATAATAAAAGTCATCGCTGCTGCACATATCAAATAGTGCTTGATGGCTATCCCCCTTGCAGAAAATAACAAGTTCAGCAGTTTTGTAAATATTATTATTCTTGCAGTATTGGTCAATCTTCTCAATTGAGTCAGGTTTAAGTTGTGGCTTAAATCCAAACTTTAAACTCTTGTCATCCTTTCCGTGACTAATAACAAAGCAAATATTACCGATAAAATAATGATTGATGAACTTTCTATGATTCGTTACCTTAACATTGTCATACTTTAATTCAAGAATCTGCTTCATTGTTTTGTTTACAAAGTAGCCAAATGCTCCTGAATGGTTATCGTTGCAAATGTTGTTAACTTCAATTCTGCTATAATGGTTTAATAATGGTTCAATCAGTTTAATTTTAAATTCAACTGCTACATCAAATGCTTCTTCGTTGGTCATATTCTGCGGCAATTCGTGTCCACCTCTTGTAGTCTTTCCATCAAAGCCATCCATCAAATCTCCATAATCGTCAACAACTATGAAGTTACTTTTCCTTTCTTTTATGGTTGCTTCAGCTATCCTTGTGCAGTCCTTCAAAACTTCTTCCCTGTTCCACTTAACTGCATACATTGAATTGTCATACTTGTCAGTTTCCATTCCAATATGAACATCTGTAATAATAAGCCTGTCAAAGTCTGCTGATTTGTCAATAATTGGAACAACTAATCTGTCTAATCTTTTAATATGCTTCTTTACTATTCCTTCAAAATCAAAGTCTTTTATTTCTTCTTTCTCCTGCTTTGCTGCATACTGTATCCATTGCTGACCTGTGGTCTTGGAAGTGGATATTTTTATTACCTCAAAATTCTCAGGAATGTCTATTGCTTCGCTTTGCAGCTTTTCAACGGATGAAATTACATTGCCATTTTTATCAATCTTATTTTGCGTATTAACAAAATTTCTTTCTTTTGGTGTTTGCCTTCTTGAAAGAATAGCATCGTAATCTTCTTGCGTTATGTAATACTTAGCTTGATTCCTAAATGGCTCATTTGGCTTTACATCAAAATTTAATTCTGCTGCTTCACTTGGATATAATAACTTCCTTATTTTCATCTTTGTATTTTTGCAAATATACTATTTAAAAATTGTGCTTATAATTGTGTCTTTCAACTTCAATCTTTTGGTTTGCAAATGCACTCATTCCGTTTATATGTGAATCTGTTGGGACAAAATAATTCCATTTTTTAAAAGCAGGAATATAATAAAAAAAAAATGCTGCTCTTTTCCCTGTATTTTTTTCATAAATAACTGTTGCAGTATGGTCGCTTGTAGGAATTATTTCTTGAACTTCAAAAGTTTCATTGTTAAAATTGTTGGCTCTATTTTTATTAGAATACCTTTCACAAACTTCATCTGTAAAAACTTTTAATTCTATTGCTACTTGTTTATTCATATTATTATAATTTAATTACTAATTCAAACCTGTCAATTCCGATTGTTCCAAAAAGTGAATCAATCAAATCTTTTAATTCCTTTTTAAATCGTGGAGCAATGCAATCATTCTTTACCCTTTCAATTGCGTGAATTACTGATGAATGGTCACGATTAATTATTGTCCCAATAAATTGCAATGAATGTTTATACCTTAACCCACAAATTAAATCAATTTCCCTTGCTATAAAAGCAAAGTTGCTTCGTGCAGCTACTAAGTTTCTTCTTCTGCTGCTGCTGCAAATGTCTTTAACGCTGACACCATAATAAGCAGCAACACAATCCAAGATATAATTGATGTCTTTAGATTTCCTTTCTGCAAGTTTTTTTAACTCTTCAAAGTGCAACTCAAATACTGTTCCTTGCAAATCTTCTTTTCTCAATAAAATTGTATTCATTTTCTTATTTTTTTTATAATTCAAAATCTGAATTTCTAATATTTAAAAAACCAACATACTTTTGAATTTTTTCTTTTTGATTAAATTCAGTTGTCTTTGGCATTTCTTTCCAAATCCAATTAAAATTATGTCCGTTTTTTACAAGTTTAATAATGTCAAATAAGTATATTACATTGTCCATTTCAACTGCATATATAAATTTTAGCTTGTTAACCATTGCATAAGCATAATTGTAGCTGAACTTATCAAACTCAATCAGGACATCTTCATAAAATTCGTTCCTGTGCTTAACCTCAAAGATTGAAATATGGTTGTAAGCGTCAAACCTATTGTATTTATAAGAGGATTGCTTAATGCCTTTTGACATTTTTGCAATCCTTTTAATCATTTGTAATTCCTCCGACTTCATTAGTAAAGTTGGTTGTAAACGCAATCGTGAACAAATTCTGAATCTTCATTTAATTCATCAAGCTGCTCATCTGTCATTTCTACACCATCATATTCTGCCGAGTAAATGTAAGCATCGCAAAAATCAGGGTAATCGTTAAAGTCAATGCCATCAACTTCAATGTTGGTAATTTTTGAATAGTCCATAATTATTTTTTTATTCTTGTTATTAATTCGTTGAAAAACAAAGGAAGTCTAATCTCTCCCAATGCGTTTTCTTTATTATTCTTCCAAAACAATCTTTTCATTTCGTGAAGTCTTTCTGTGCTAATGTTTTTCATATCTATTATTTTTTACCACCAAAAACTCGCATATCTCTATGCAAGTTATTGGTGTTTAGTGTTAGCTTATATTCCGTAATACTTGCTACCTTCGCAACAAGAACAAATGCCTTCACTACAATCTTGCTTAGATGCTTTGCTTTTTTCTTGCTCGAAAATAGCATCGTAAATAGCTTGACCTCTTTTACCGTAACCATCCCAACCGCTTAACGATTGTCTGTGCAATGGAATTTCTTTTTTAGACATTTTAAACCAACTTTGTTCCGTCAACCAATTTTGATATGATTTTGGTGTTTTTTCAAATTTTTGTCCTTTATGCTTTCCGAATGTAAGTATCATCTTGTTTTGTTTTATTATTATTCTACAAATATACAAATACTTTATTAAATAAAACGCATTAATGATTTTTTTCTGCACAAAACTTTTATATTGCCTTCATCAAATTCTGATAATGAACCTTTTACTCCTGTTACTAATCGCTTGTGCAGTTGTTTTAATTTAATATCTTCAAGAACTTCCTTCTTAATTCTCTTCTTTTCTTCCAAAGAAAGGTTGATTAATCCATTCGCTTCAGCATATAAAAAAGCATCAGACCAATTAGCAATAATTGGAAACTCTCCTGAATCTTTGTAAACCCTTTGTATAAATTTATAAGCCTTTTCCATTTCTGCAATTGGGTCTTGGTTATTTTCAAGCTGATGAGTTGGTTCAATATATGCTTTAGGCTTCAAATTAGCCTTTCTAAGCCATTCTTTGTATGAGTTTAGTATAAGACCTACAAAAGCAGTTGAAAAGTTGTTATAGGGCTTTTCTTTAAAATCCAATTTTTGTGCGGCATAAAGTTCAAATGCTTCAGAATATTGTTTAATTTCTAAATTGCCATAGTATTTTTTAACAAAATCCACAAGCAGGTTCATTGTTAAGTCATCCATTGAACCATTAATTCCAACCTGAACTGCGGATTTTAAAATGTAAAATGTTAGTTCCTTATCCTGTGATTCTTTTATTTTCTTCATTTTTTAAAATTGTTAGGTTGTTTAATTGCTTTGCTATCGTATTCGCTTCCTCATAATATTCGCCAAATACCTTTTCCGCAGGTGTTGGCTTTTCTTTTTTCTCGCAACTTTTTTTCTTTTGAATACGAAGCCAATTAAGGAAGTGACTTTTAAAGTCCTTGTCCTGCTTTACCGTATCATCTATTGATTCCAAATGTAGAATAAAATCATCAAGTTTTGAAATTAAATCTTCTTTGCTGAAAGCTAACTGCTGACCATTTTTAAGAACTGCATTTATAACTCTTTCATTTTTTTTATAATCGTTGGCGATGGTTTCAATGCTTTTATAAATACTTTTCTCTTCTTCTTCTTCTTTCCCTTTCCCTTTCTCTTTCTCTTTCTCTTTCTCTTTCTCTTTCTCTTGTAGGTAAGGGTCTTTGCTACCCCCTTCATAAGGGTCTTGCTTAGGGTCTTTAGTACTTAGTACCGTAGGGTTTCCCAAAAGGTCTG